AGGGGGCCCACATCACGTAGATCGCGTGGTGGAGTCACGTTCCGAAGGTGCTACTGTGTAAAACCCCGGAACCTCCTTTTCCATCGAGAGGACAGGAAATTCAGCATGCCATATGTAGAGACGGTGAAGCATGAAATGGCCCCTACGGGTCGTTTCTATACGCTGGCCTCGCCAGCGCATACGCCAGCCGAGAGGCTGACGATGCAATCCGTCGATAAGTCGTTTCGCACTCGTATTCCCAGCGATGGGATTACTCGTGTGATACCGACTTCCACTATGGAACCATACACATGGTTCTTGTCTCTTCAGAAGCTGAAGCGCGAAGCGCTAAAGGCTACTGATTTCGACATCTCCACCCTTACAGTGGATAGTGGCCACACCTGGTCCAATGAGAAGTGGGTTAACCCCGCTCTCGGACTTGACTGTTCCGTCAAGTCTAGTAGTTGGACCATGGAGTTCTACAATGCTCTACCTAGATGGACGAACGGGGATCCTCGGATCTTCAATTCGCCCCCAGCTTCAGGGTTGGAATCCTGGGCTGCGGTAGAGTACGGCGATGCCGCGTCGATGAGCAATTTCAGTCTGGCTCAGTTCCTTGGGGAACTGAAAGACCTACCTCGCATTATTCCCGATCTTATTAGACGCGGGAGTATTGCTCGGTCGGCCGGTTCAGACTACTTGAACGTCGAATTCGGGTGGAAACCACTCGTCTCCGACTTACAAGCCATCACGCTTTCTCTTTTGGAAGCGTCAATGGGCATGTTTCGTCCATTTGGTGCGTATCATCGACGTAGGGTGAACCTACCCATCGAAACGTTTGATCGTTACGATGGGTCTGGAACCTTCACCATGCTTTATGGCAACCAGATTCTTGCGAATCAATGGGAGTCAAAAGTAGGGTCTGGAGGTTCCAACAACGGACTTCTGCAGGGGATTTACTCCTCTACACTCAAGACGAAAGTCAAGAGGTCCCTTGAGGGAGAGTTCGTGTACCTACCGAAGGCTGGGTTTGACCCAACCGACTATTGGTCACGAGCCGAAACGCTGATGGACGTGAATCTCACGCCCGCAACGCTTTGGGAACTCTCACCCTTTTCCTGGTTGGTTGATTGGTTCTCCGATATCGGAGGTGCCGTTCAATCAATGGAGGCTGCGGTTAACAACCGCATCCTGAGCACTTATTGCTACGCTATGGAGAGTACCGAGATGGTACTCGACCAGAGTGTTGCTGCGATCCGTCCTGCTCAGAGTTCAAACCGATATTTCGGTAAGAACTTCTGGCAAGGCGAGTCGTCATACACTCGGAAGCGTCGCATTCGTGCAAATCCTTTCGGATTTGAGGGTAGCTCGTCGACCCGCCCAACAGGTGGGAAGGCCGCTATTCTCATTGCGCTGGGACTCACAAAGTCGTAGTGCAGAACACACACTCATTCATGAACCCCTGGCTAGGTTAAGCCGCAAACAAGGAGAACCAGTGCTCGCCGATCCTCAGTCCGTTACCATCTCTGGTACGGCCACTTCTCTTCCCCGAATTGACGAGCGTCCTCAGACGCACGTCTATTCGAACCGGACTGCGGGAGCAGACCTCTATGTCACCCAGCGGGTCGACAAGGATGGTACTGCTCGCGCGTCCGCGACGCTGATGCAGACGGTCAATGTGACCGACGCCCTTACCGGGCTCACTCGGGCTGAACGCCCTGGCATCACAGTCACGCAGATCTCCCCTCCGGGAGTTCCTGCTGCGACTGTCGAGGCCCTCTATGTCGCCCTGACCGGGCTCCTGGAGGCTTCCTCGAACGCCGTCCTGAAGAAGATTCAGGGCGGAGAGAAGTGAGTGCTCTCGAAGCGATGATGATCATCGGTATCTGTACGCTGTTTGCTATCAGCGTCAGTGCCTTTGCCGTCTACGCATCGAAGCGCTCGTAGGATCGCGAGTTACTGGCTGGAAGTTCTACCCCCTGAAAAGGAGGAGGCTTGAAAAGCCTGGTAACTCTCCATCTGGCAGTTCTGCATGACGCAGGACTACTCTGTGCGATCGACGTGCAGAGGGACTCGATTTATCTCGAGTCCCGATGGGAACACGAAGGTGATTCGTTCCTCACGATCACCCTGCCGACATTTGCGAAAGCCCTTGAGAGAGGGCTTGCTACAGGTGTCTGGCCGCGCCAACCTGGGATCGGTTTCGATCTCTGGCGAGGGCTCCCCCGATTTCTCGGAGGTTTCCTCACGCGTGTGTTCTCTCTTGATGGAACAATTCTGGAC